ATAGTCAGGGAACTGGATCTATAAATAATATTTTAGATGTTTACCCTTGGTTACAAAGTTATCTTGGAGCATATATGCTTGGTGGAGCTGGTAGTTTTCAGATGAGGGTAGTTAGAGGATAATGGCAGGTCAATTAGATTCATTATTCAAAAATGTTGCAAAAAGTGTTGTAGCACAATTTGGAGATTCGTTTGATCATAGTATTACCTATACAAAAAAAGCATCTCCTACTTACAACACATCAACAGGTGCTTTAACAACAACTGATACTAGTTACAGTATTAAAGTTCCAATATCTTTTGTTCGTTCTGAAGAAGAAACTGGACAGGAAATGAGACAGGCAAAATTATATATAACACCAGATCAGATAGGAGATAATCAAGCAGATTTAGATGATGAAATTACATTAAGTTTTGGTGGATCAAATAGAGTTGCACAGATAGTTGATATTGATACTAAAAAAGGTGGACAAGTTTATCTTTACATTATTATTGTGAGGTTCTGATGGTTACAAGAACTCTTCGAGATTTACCAAAAGATTTAGATAAAAATATATCAAGAGATTTTAATGCTCTTATAAAAAAAGTTCATCGTACTTTATCAACAAAAAAACATAGTCCTGTC